GGCGCAAATGCAATTGCACAAGTCCACGCCCTGTCCCGACAATAACGGAGAAACAAGTGTTGACCATCTTGAGCGTGCGCTGGTAAGGTCGCTGTTCGTGTTAGCACAAATAAAGAAAGAAGTACCAAGATTATGATTATGGAAGATGTAAGCGTTGATTTTGAATTTAATGGAGAAAAGTATACTGCTTATGGCAACGCAGAGATTGATACTATCACCGAGGATATTGGTCCAGTTGGCTATAGGGAACATTACTTTGCCGAGGTGGTCAACAATGTGATTATGTCAAAGATTGAAATCTCAACTGCTACTGAGGACATAAAGAATCCAAGCAAGGATTTGCTGGAAAAGGCTGATGATCTTTTATCCATTCAAGCAACAGAAGATTTTGACTCTGGCAAATGAAGATCACTCGCGTAGTTAAGATTGACGGAGGCTGGGAGCTTTACGGCATATCCGAAAAGGAAAAGAAAGAGATCCAAGTTGGATTCTGCGGCGAAAACCTACCGCTGGATGCTTGGGTTAGGATTGAGAAATGAAGCAGGCGTTGTCTCGACTGTTCTACTTCTTGGGTGACACAATAAGTCGTACGCTTTTGCGTACGGGTATTGGATACGGTCTATACAGAACATTTATGCTTTGGTCAATTGAACTAGATGAAAAGTTTGATGTGTGGAAAGAAGTTAAACCGAAGCGGAGGAGGAAGAAATGAAACAAGCAATGGTAACGCAATCGTTCGGTGAGGATTGGCAGAAGATTATTGATCTGACTAGGCCGAGGATGGAGGCATACTGCAAACGCCATAGCTGTGACTTTATTCTGATCGACAAGCCTCTTACCCACCCAGCGCAATACTCCAAGTCTGCAATTGGAAACATCATGGCAACCAAGGGCTACAGCCAAGTGACATTCGTTGACGCTGATGTTCTGATTGCAGCCGATTGCCCTAACCTAGCCGATGACGCTGGTGTGTTCTGTGCCTTTGACGAAGGAGCTTATCTGGATCGCAAGCCAGAGATGGTCAAGCTGGCTGGAGCTTTCGGTGGAATGATCGAGCCTAAGTTCTACGTCAATACTGGCGTTTTCGTAGTTCACTCTAAGGCAGTTGGTGTCTTGTCCATGCCACCAATCGGCCTGCATCCAAACCACTTCGCCGAGCAGACCTGGCTCAACGTGATGGCGCACTTGTGGAACATCCCACTAACCGAGCTTGACCCGTCCTTTAATTGTATGACCAGCGTGGAGTCGCATTTTGGATTGGACCGCTACAAGGACGCGATGATTATTCATTACGCTGGGCAGTCGAATGATCTGGTTAAGTTAGCTAACCAGATTAAAGCTGACGAAGCAAAGCTGGTGGAGCTAGGTCGTTGAGATCGACCCAACTATGTCGCGGTGACTACGATGACAGGGTGCAGCAGTTGGCTGGAGAGGTTGCACTGCAAGCTATCCGCGACCTACGGATGTTGCGCAAGCGAGGGATGGTTAAGGGCATGAAGATTGTTAAGGATCACCAAGGCGTGCCACTCAACGATGCGCTTGAGTACAAGAACTCGCACGAGGTACAGAAGCTACTGCGTGACTTCAAGACGGGTGTTGTCTCCTGGTGGTGCAGAGCCAGCGGTGTGCAGATCGACAATAGAACGCTGTTACGGAAACTAAAGGAAAACGACTATGTTCTGCCTACTTGATCTGGCTGGAGTTGTTTGGGTGATCGGTTGGTTTTTGCTTTACAGTTCGATGACATTATCGGCAATCTACTGTGCATTGTACATCATCTTCAAACTGATTGACTACATAAAAAAGGAATTGGATCTATGAGAAAAAGAAAAGCAGGGAAATATATTGATGTGGTCAAGACTGAGGAGTGCAAGTCAGTCAAGATCACAGTTAATGTTGACGATGATCTTTACGAGACTTTGGCCGAAGCAGGCCGTCAGCATATTATTAAAGACAAGAAAGCTTGCTTTGAGTACGCGCTGAATAAGGCGTTGCTGGAAATGTTGGAGGAACTCAAATGAGCGAGTTTAAGCAGAAGGTATTAACCGCATCAGTAGATCGCTACGTCTTAACCAAGACGCAGTGCGAGATGCTGCGCCAAGATGCGGAAGTGATCGGGATGAAGCGTGCGCCAGTGCTGTCGAAGGATGGTGTCACCCGTACGGTATCACGTACGCGAACCTGCTCATCGTGCTGGATACCTTTCGCCAAACATTACGAATGGATCTACAAAGTGATGCGAGAGATTACGGACGGCATCAATGCCGATGCATGGCGTTTCGACATCCAAGGCATCCAACAGTTGCAGATTCTGCGATACCGCCCACTACAGAAGTTCTCCTGGCACTACGACACCTACACATCCGAAGCACCAGTTCGCAAGCTGACGGCTGTGGTTAACCTGTCCGCGCCAGAGGAGTATATTGGAGGCGGGTTGCAGGTTAAGGCTGATATGGTGAATCCTCAGTTCATCCGCGAGCAAGGAGCAGGTTGCTGGTTTCCATCCTACCTAGAACATAGAGCGCGTGCGCCGATCTGGGGAACGCGCTGGGTGTTGGTGGCTTGGTTTACTGGGCCTGCTTGGCGATAATGGCAACGCTCAACGAGAACATCCCTAGCTTCAAGGCTATGGTGAGAAAGTCATTCTTCACCAAGAACGAGGCAGACAAGGAGTTTTACAACGTCTATGTGTTCGCATTGCAGTCTTGCGCTGGGGCAATTCTGACCTTTCACGTTATGACTGACTCTGGAATGCTGCGGAGTCGAGTGCCGCTATCCGAGATATACACTCACGAGCCAGAGGCCGACATCCCATTCAACTACAAACAGCTTTGGGATTGCTTCTCAGAGAATGTGACCGTTACCGAGTACGACTTCCTGGCCTACCACCGCGCACAGATACTACTTAGGGATGCGACTAAAGTGTGGGGCACATATTTGTTTACTGTGGATTGGTTTAACAATCCGTACAGCGATGAGCCGTCAGATTACAAGTGCGGTCATGTGTTCGAGGGTGACGATGGCTACTTACTGTGCATGCCCAACAACCGAATCTTCTGGCGTGACTCGAATTGGGTTACCAAGAAGTTGCCAGATAACTTAAAGCAGTTTCGGGTTGATACTGACCTGCCATCCGTAGAGAATCAGAGTGACAAGTGGGTGACGGAGGATACAGATTCGTTTTACTACGATATTAAAGAAAGGGATACACAATGAATGTAGAGGCCAAGAACAGATTGAAGTGGGCGCGGGATATGCTTGCCATCGCCAGAGAGAAGCTTGTCTTGGAACGTAACCGAGCTACTCACGGACGCTCGGTAGACATGATCCAAATCATCACGATGGTTGATGCAGCCAGCCTAGTCTGCAAGGAAGTGGTGGGTGAGGAATGAAAAGCAAGGATGAGTTGGCAATGCAAGTGAAGAAGGAGTGGGATGAGAAGGGATATAGATGGAGGCTGTGGGTTGAGGCTGGTGGGTTTACAACTGAGATATTTTGTTACAGCAGTGCCGAGGAAGAGTATTCCAAATGCGTTAGGGAATTGGTTGACCACGCCTACCAGATGCAGAGCGTATGAAATACCTATCTGTCTGTTCTGGCATTGAAGCAGCGTCAAAGGCTTGGGAGCCTATCGGATGGGAGCCAGTTGCGTTTTCAGAAATAGAACCATTTCCGTCAGCGGTGCTGAAGCATCATTGGCCGAAAGTACAAAACCTAGGAGATATGAGTAAATATGAACAATGGAATATACAAAGCGGATCAGTTGACCTTCTGGTAGGAGGCACGCCCTGCCAATCCTTCAGCGTCGCAGGACTTAGGCAAGGACTCAAAGACCCAAGAGGCAACCTTATGCTTACATACCTTGCAATCGCTGAACGTCTCAAACCTCGATGGCTTGTCTGGGAAAATGTCCCTGGTGTCTTGTCGTCTAACGGAGGAAAAGATTTTGGTTCCTTCCTCGGAGCGTTGGGGGAGTTGGGGTATGAGTGGGCGTACCGAGTGTTGGACGCTCAATGGTTCGGAGTGGCCCAAAGACGCAGTCGTGTGTTCGTTGTCGCACATCTTGGAGAGGGGAGTCTTGCCGCAAAGGTTTTATTTGAGTCCGAAAGCGTGCGCCGGAATCCTGCGCCGAGCCGAGAAGCGAGGCAAGGAGTTGCCACCAATGTTGAGGCAGGCGTTGGAGTTAGCCCAACAATCACCCAATGCAAAGGAAGTCGAGGAGGATGTAGTGACGAAGCCTTGATGGAGATTAAGGCAGTTCACGATGCGACTGCATTTAGAATGCAGGCGTTTGGGGAATATTCTAATGACGGAACTGCATTATCAATGAAGGCTAGGGATTACAAGGACGCTACCGATCTTGTTGCATCTCCAGTAATCATTGATCGGGCAGCATTCAATCAAGGGCAGAACGCACAATACAAGCCACGGATCGAGCATAGCGAGACTATGGATTCTTTAGTGGCAAGAGGTCCGCACGCTGTTGCTATCCCCATCCACGACCAAGCCACCAGAAATGCTGGCAAGCGTGGTGACAAGCAAGACGGCAAAGGTAACGGGCTAGGTATCGGTAAGCCAGGTGACCCCTGCCCTACGCTGACCAAGGGCGACAAGCATGCAGTCCTGTATGAGAATCACCCCAATGACTCTCAAGTTACTGGACCACTTGATGTCGCGCCACAAGCGTTCTATTCAACTGAGTCTCGCTGCGACGGCATCCCGGCCGCCGATTTATCGCCTCCCTTGAAGGTCGGCAGCAATGGTGGCGGGCAACCGCCCGCAGTGGCAATTGCTTTTCAAACTTCTGAGGTTCGATTAACAGGAAAGCTGACCGAGAAATCTGTTTGCCCTACACGCAAAGCAAATACGAAGGCTGGTGATACCGAAGTTAAGGTTGTCCTATACGAAAACCATCCCAACGATAGCCGAGTAACTGGCCCGCACGATGTCGATCCTAGTTGCGTATCGCGATACGGAACTGGTGGTGGGAATGTGCCGTTGGTGCAGGAGGCGGTTCCATTTAGAGATCCATCACCAACTCTCACAAGCAAGATGCAAGGTCAAGCTGGATGGGCGCCTTATAATGAGGATGCTCATCTTGTTGGGGCAGTTGCAGTCGATACTTACAACCAAGCCCTACAAGAGAAAGCCGCACCGATTCGCTCGGCTGCTTCAGATGTTTGCCATACTGGAGGAGTCATCAATCCCGCTGATCGAATGGCAGTACGCAGGCTCTCGCCAAGAGAATGTGAACGACTGCAAGGCTTTAACGATGACCACACGATGATTCCCTGGCGTAACAAGACAGCGGATCAATGCCCAGATGGGCCACGCTACAAGGCTCTTGGAAACTCTATGGCTGTGCCGTGCATGGCTTGGATTGGTAAAAGGATTGACGCAGTAGAAAAAACAAAATAGAAAGGCAGGCCAAATGAAACTATGGACCAATAACACAAACGCAGTCACGGTAGTCGATGACAATAAGCTGTGGCCGCGCTGTAGCTACATCCTACCCGACGAACTAGTCAACCCGCCGTTCAACGATGCCATACCTGTACCGCACTTAATTAAGCCGTACTACCCAGGCCGAGCCGAGGGTGGAACAACAGCGGTCTACCGCGCCGGTGCAATCGGCGATGCCATCATGGCAACTGGAGTGATCCGTTACCTAACCGAGACTTCGGGGGGTGCGGTCGATGTCTACTGCCCCGCCCGCAATATGCCCTTGTATGCTGGGCTGGGAGCGCGGCTGTTGCCATTACCCCCAACCGCCGAGGCGTTCGCATCCTACGACGCGCACGTTGTGCTGGATGATTTGTTTAGCGGCAAGG